CGGTGACGAGCCTTTTTAGAGATATGTAAGGAGTGAAATTACTTATCCATCAGTGAAGGGACTGGTTACTTATTGAACGGAAGGAAGTGATAAATGTGGACGGTAAAAATGCAAAACGCAGCGAAGATATAACGGATGAAATGTGGTCAGAAGTTTTGGAATTTAATAGAAATATGGTTCAAGAATATTTAGATAATCAGACTGATTTATCAATAAAGACAAAAATAGCTTACAAATCAGGATTAAGGATATTCTTTTACTGGGTAAAACAGAACCTTAATAATAAAAGTTTTCTTGAAATAAAGAAAAAAGAATATGTAAGATACCTAAATTGGATCACGAATAGAGGGCTATCTGATTCTGCTATTAAATTCAAAAAATCAAGTGTTAGTTCATTTTGTAACTATGTGATGATGATGTATGAGGACGAACACCCTACGTTTCGTAATTTCACAGCTGGACTAAAAGTGGTTAAAACCGGATATGTACATGAAAAAGTTCCTCTTACACCAGATGAGTATGTAATGCTTTGTGAAGAATTAGAAAAACGTGAGGAATGGCAGAAACTCGCTTACTTGGTATTCTCCTATTCCACTGGCTGCAGACGCGCAGAAGCAAGACAGCTTCTTAAAGAAGTTGTTGATTATGAACCTAAAGAAAAGAAAATCAAAATAATTGATGAAGACGGAAATGAACAAGAAGCCGTATCTAAATCATATCAGACACACACAATTCGATGCAAGGGCGCTTCTATTGTGGGCAAACAGAGAAAACTAAAATTTGGTGAAGATGCTATGTGCTGGTTGAAAAAGTGGCTAGAAGTTCGTGGCAATGATGACTGTCCATTTATGTTTGTAATCAAGCAAAAAGATGGAACTACTCGCCAGGTTGGAGAAGATACTTTTAATGGATGGTGTCAAGGTTTGTTTACAAAGATTGTTGGACGTAGAGTACATCCGCACCTATTCCGAGAAAGTAGAGCCACTAACATTGTCGTGTACGAACATAAATCGGCAGAGGTTGCACAGAAATTATTGGGACACAACGATGTTTCTACCACTAAGAATCATTACATAATTAAAAAAGACGAAGACGATGAATCTGATGAAGCATTTATTTAGCAGATAAAACTCCAATTTCATTTGAATGTATTTTTTGCCCTATATAATGGGCAATCTCGTGAGAAATATTATTGACAACATTCATAGAATGATTTAAGATAATGAGTATAGAAAAGATTCTATATAAAAAGCAAAACAGCATCCGTTAGACGGTTGAGCCTATATGTGGTGTATATGGCTAATAAATGAATATTAACACAAAAGTGACCGCATACTACTCATGGCGGTTATTTTTGTGCGTAAATTTATCTACAAGGCGTACTATGTAAGTTGTAAACAAGCCACTTACTATTCTGCCAAGAATTCCAATAATAAATTCAACAACAAATGTCACTTCTTTTATCACCCTCCTTTCTTAGCAAGGGTATTTATAAGATTAACAGAACATCGCTGTTCTGACGTGACTCAACCGCCTAACCGTCCATCTAGCCAAAATGAAACGTTGGATGCTGCTTGCACTTATTATTCTACAAAACATCCCATATATTGTCAAATTAAAATAATAATGACCAAAACTATAATAGGTTGACAACTGCCAAGGAAAGTGTTGAGAGGTTAAATTAGCGAATGACTGGTATCCGGTCTGACATTCTGGAAAGACAGAACAATTCAGGAGAGTCTTCAGTACTCTCCTATTTTCATTCCCCGTCATAGACCACTAAGGAGGTGGGGCAGACTGTAAATCTGTCATTCTCCGGAATCATCTAGGATCGTTACCTAGTGGCGGGATTACAATAAATCGAAAACATATAAAGAAAGTTGGTGAATAAATGGCAAGAAATCTCAATATGACCGAAAACAACCTATCTATCGGTCAAGTCAAACGAATTACTTCTGGATGTGGTTCCAGATTAGATTATGTAGAACTTTTATTTAGTGATAGAGTCAAGGCACAATTCTCTCCCAAGGGAAATACGCTGCAGTTTACAATATCAGATCGGACTCTTGATATGTCTGATTTAAATTGTTTATTAGATAAAGATACATTGCGAAATCTTATAATCGCATTTAAAGATTCGTACAATCAAATTTTAAAAAATGAAAGTGAGGAAGAAAATGAAAATCAATCAAAAGAAAACCATTGAAAATGATATTATCGGCATTGATATTTCTGTAGAAGTTTTAGGTACTGCTGACCTAACATCTGAGCAAGAACTAGAATTGTTACACAATTATAATAAGATGATTGAGTTTAATAAAATAAAGTTTGTCGGTAATATGAAAATGGAGAATAATGTTCCTGTGGTTACGGATGATCCTATTGATGGTACAAATGTGGTGGAAGTAACCATTCCAGATGTAATTAATGAACAATTCATTGTTGATGAGGACTTGCATATTACCTTTAGCAGAGATGTCACTAAATTCCCTGAAACTGAGTTAAATGAAGTTTTCTCAAAGCGAGAAATGCTTGGTCAGGCCAAAGCTATCCTCTTCGCCACCAGAATTAAAGAAGCCATTGCTGAAAAATTGGCTGAAATTCGGGCTTTAAGTAATACATTTGAAGGTGAAGAAAGTTATACTTTGTAAAGGATGGTGAATGTAAATGGCTTATAGTGTGCTTATTAGAGATAAAAAAGACAAATCCATATATAGGTTCCTTCAGATTAAGGAAGAGATTATGGAGGAAGTGCCAAAGGAGGTTGAAGACCCAGATACTCATGAGGTTCGTACTGAAACAGAATTAGTGGGTACTGGAAAATTCCAAACTGTTTCATATAAAGAATCTGACAAAGAAAAATTTGAACAGAAATGTATAAGTCTTCTCGATACATACAATAGAACTGAAATTGTTCCTGTGTCATTAGAGGAATATGATGTAGATTTACTATGGAATTCTGACAATGTATAAATAACTTGGAAAGTAGTTATTGCTACTTTCCTATCACTAAATATTCAGCGATACTACCATGTTGTCGCTATATAAAAGACACATGGTTTGCCAACGTATGCAAATGGTTATAAGCAAGCTGTCCTGAAAACAGATGAGCCGAAAGGTCTGTGGGTTCGAATCCTACCGTTGGCGTTAAAGTAAGCATTTTATTGGGTAAATAAACATAAAAGAGATGGAACTTATAGCTTGTCCCATCTCTTTATTAAAACCATCTAGTGTTTTCATTAAGCTTGTCCATCTTTTACACCCAGTAAATCCGGATAACGCTTGCACCATACGTATTAGCGCGGCTGCTGGACAAGCAATTGAGCTTGTCCGTTCGACTTGCATGTGTTAGGCACGCCGCCAGCGTTCATCCTGAGCCAGGATCAAACTCATTTTGGAAAATGTATTTTTGCAGATGCCTTAACCTAGTACAATTTACGTTACAAGTTTTATGTAATAACTAGGTTAAGGCTTGTGCTTACCATACAGTTTGCTTAAAACAATAAAGAACGATAATAAAGAAAACAAGTTTTACTATCCCTCTTACTATTTCATCAAAAAAACCATTCTGTTTTAGAAATTCATATACAGAATTGGCTTTCTGTCGCAGAAGTATGGCAATCCTACGCAAAAAATTTCTCATAGGAGCCTCCATTCTCTTCAATGCGAAGAACACTATTTGGTTGTCAAGTTACATTTAATGGTAAAATTATAGCATGTTTATCTTATATTTGCAACATTCAGAGTTCTATTTTATTCTATATTTTCATATTTTGTAGGTAGAATATTTTGTTATTGAAATAAGAATCCTGTTGAATTTTTATCATTAAGAAAAGAAAATTGCGTTATTTTTTTGTGAAAGAGTCATGTGAAATATCATGGCTCTTTTTGTGTTGTTTTTTGTTATTTCATACAGGGTGATTACTACCCTATTTCTTATGTAAATTTTGTTTCATAAGATTTCTCCATTCTGGAGTGACTGTTGCAGCGGTCACTCTGTATGAGATAACAAAGCGTTATCTGCAAGTAACGTATAAACAAAATTTTAGCCTCCACTGCTTAATGTGGAAGAACGGAGAAATATAATTTGATTAACAAATTTTCAAGAAAAGAATTAGAACGATTAAATTGTTCTGAAGAAGAAGTTGACTTAGTTTTAAAGTATCAAAAGAAATTGCCAATACTGGTTGATAACAACACTTTAGAGAAATTTTCTGTTGATGCAAGACTATTGTGGGAACAACTAGATAAACCACAAGGAGATTTTTCTCATTGGGTAAAACGTAAAATTGTAGATAAAATAATAAAAGGTACAAAAGTCAAATCTTTTGTAGAAAGTATTGATTTTATTAGCTTCGACAAAACTGTCGAAGCCGAAAATACTAACATTACAACAAAAGAATATTCTCTTACTATTGATTGTGCCAAAAATGTATCTATGATGGAAAATACTGAATCTGGGTCATTATGTAGGACTTACTTCATTCTCATAGAAGATATTGTAGTCAGAAATAAAGAGTGGCTTGCTGTTCGCGATCCTGAAAAAGAAGAATATAAAAAGATGTCGGCAGAGGTTGACGCATGGTGTTTACGGATTTGGCATCATCATGCAAGCAGATCGGAATATGCTGTGGAAGCTGATATGTTAAATACTATTGTCACAGGAAAAACTTCTCAGCAACTAAAATCTGAATATGGCGTTGCATCTAATGATTTGATTCGTGATTATTTGAAAAAAGAACATAATGAAGAATTACTGTTCCTGGAGCAACAGAATCAGGTGCTATTACTTATGGATATGGGATTCACAGAACGTAAAAATATGCTTACTAAAATGCATGAGGTGAAATTTAAGAGCGTAGAAAAAAAGGTAGTGGCTGCATAACCACTACCCTATCCTGCCTTGAATGAATTGTTTCATGTGATTTTATAAATGCTTTTGCTACATTTTATATACCTCTTCATATCCTCCTAAGATTCTAATATTTATTGCTATATTTGTTGGTACTTTTTTAATAATAGTTTTAAAATTACTATTTTGGGGGACTGTTTCGTTCAATAACGAACTAATCTGTTTCACTTGTAATTCATTATGTAACTCTATATTTAATTCTTTAATTTTGTTTACTGCATATATATTCCCAATTTTGCATAATGATTTTTGCAGATTTTCTATTTTGCCTATTATATTTATTAATTTCTCACAAATGAATTGTGTATCACAATTAACAAATTCAAATATAATTTCATCTTTAGGAATTTTATTATATGTAATTTTAGCCGATTCAGTGTCAAATAATTTTATGTTTCTACGCCATTCTTTAGGAGATTCTTTTATAAATTCACGTAAGTTTATATTACCTGCATCATACATTTCAGCTAAAAAACGATATGTTTGATTAAGGTTTCTATCAAATTTAAAATTATCAATTTTTATTATATTAGTTGCAATAAAATATTCAAAGATAGATCTATGAGAGAAAGAAAATAAATTATTATATTTTCTTTCTAATAATGCTCTATTTTTCTTTTTATATTTATTAAAAGAATGAAAATCATAATTGTCTAAAGTACTGCATTCAACCACAGGTTCACCACAAATAGAAATATTATAATACATTTCAACTGCAATCTGATTTAGAAATGATAAATATTTTTTTAGCAATTCTTCTTTGTTTGCGTTGTCTGAAGATAACTTTATTGCGAATTGAAGTTCACGCATAATTATGCCATTTATCACTATTTCATAAATTTCATATGAGTACTTTATGTCTCTTTTAGTATCTATTAATAAATCAATAAAATTTAATATGAGTGGTCTCGACATAAGATCTACACATTTTCTTATTATACTAAAGGCTTTATATTGTTTCCATATATTTAATTTATACTTTTTTAACAAATATGATTTTATATCCCAATTTGAAAATGGACATATTAAATATTTTTGATACTTTGATTCTTCTAAATCAATAACTTTCATATTTGATACTTTTGACGGTTCATCTGTTTCATTGTCAAAAAAATGCATTCTTGAAGTTATAACAATTTTTGCAAATTCACTAGTTGCTTTTTCTAATTTTATAAGCATCTCAAGTGCATTTTGTGCTGCATATATAGATTCATCAAAAGCGTCTAAAAATAAAATAGTAGACTTTTTATTTTCTATTTTTAATACATTATTTAAAACGTCTGGATCACGCAAGGAAACATAATATATAGAATATTCTCCTTTAAATACTTTAAGACTATAATAGAAATAGCAGTTTAGTAAAAAGGTCGATTTGCCAGTACCTGTATCTCCTAATACTAAATGATATTGTTCAGATGTTTTTACTAAATTATTAACAAACTTATAACTACGTAATTCGTTGCCATCATGAGATAATCGTGTTTGAATATATATTTTAGTATATTTTTCTACTTCTTCTTCAGTTATACATTCTGGTCGAATTAACCTTTTATATTTATGCATTCTAATATGTTTTATTATAAAAAAACAAATTGGATACATAAATACTAATATTGTAATGACGTTAGCAATAAAAGATATAATATTATTAGGATCCATATTCTTATCTCCCATATTATCATGATAAAACCTAATTTAATATAAAGTTTATTTTACTAAATATATTATTAAAATACAATCATATAAAAGATTTTTTAAAAATTTTTTTACTACATATCGTCTAACGGTAAGACATTCGATATCCACTCGAATAACAAGAGTCCGACTCTTTCTATGTGTATTCAGACAGTCATCATGGCTGTCTTTTTAAATTGAACAAATTATTTTGAAAATGAAAGGATGGTGATTATGGCACAAGCAAAATCAAATAGGCGCGTGACTACTACTGCACCGTCTAAAAATACAGAAATTCAGAAAATAAAATATTCCAAAAATGATGAACCAACATTTTATAAGTGTCCTACATGCGGAACTTCATATAAAAAATTAGATGACAATTTCCCTGCGTCTCAAAGTGAGATGTATGCTGGTTGGGATTATCATCTACCTATTTGCAAGCGTTGTTTAGATGCAATGTTCTCTCATTATACAGAAGCATACGGAAATGATGAGGATGCTGCTATAAGAAGGATCTGCGAAAAGTTTGATATTTATTATAATGTCAGTCTTTTGAACGCAAGTAGAAAGATTACAAAAAATCGCTCCAGAATACATACTTATGTATCTCGTGCTAATTTAACGCAATATAAAGGGAAAACCTTTGATACAACTCTTGATGAAGAACGCAAGGAAGGTGTTATAGAAACACTTGATGATGTAAAAGAATCTAAAAAAGCGAAATTAAAGACAGTTAAGTTTTTTGGCACGGGATTTGAAGATGACGATTATGTATTTCTTGAGGATGAGTATTTAGATTGGACAACTCGCCACGAATGTAATACAAAGGCACAAGAGGAAGTATTTAAGCAAATATGTTATGCCCAGTTAGATATTCTAAAGGCAAAACGTGCTAGACAGCCTACGAAAGACTTGACCAAAACATTACAAGATTTATTGGCAACAGCTAATCTCCAGCCAAAGCAGACTAAAGATAATACTTTAGCAGAACAAAATACGTTTGGAACTTTGATTAGAAAGTGGGAAAATGAGCGTCCTATCCCAGAACCAGATGAAGAATGGAAAGATGTAGATGGTATAGCAAAGTATATAACCATATACTTCTTAGGACATTTGTGTAAAATGATGGGAATCAAAAATTCATATTCTCGTATGTATGAAGCTGAAATGGCAAAATACAAAGTTGAAAAACCAGAATATGAAGATGATGACGAAGCACTTTTTGATGCTGTGTTTGGTGGTGAATTAGATGATCCAGACCAGTAAAAAAACAGATAAAGAAGTTGCAAATGATAAATCTGCTAAAATTATGAATGGTGTTGCTACATGGTGTAGCTTTTATAGAACTAATCCACATAGATTTGCAAGAGATTATCTTGGGATTACATTAAAATTATTTCAAATAATTCTCTTATATATGATGAATGTCAGTAACTACTTTATGTATCTTGCTGCTCGTGGGCAGGGAAAAACATGGCTGACAGCTCTATTCTGTACTATTCGATGTATTTTATATCCTGGGACTAAAATATGTGTCGCATCAAAAAATAGGAATCAAGCAAACGAAGTCCTAGAGAAGATAACTACTGACTTTATGGATAAATCTGATAATTTGAAATTAGAAATTGAAGATTATTCTGTTGGTCAAAATAAAGCATACATACTTTTTAAGAATGGTTCTTGGATAAAGGTTGTAACTGCATCGGACTCAGGAAGATCAGCTCGTGCAAATATTTTGATCACAGATGAGTTTAGAATGGTAGACTTAAACGTAATCAATACTGTTCTTAGAAAATTCTTAACAGCTCCCAGAACTCCAAAATATTTAAGCAAAAAAGAATATAAGCACTTAGCAGAGAGAAATAAAGAGATATATATGTCGAGTTGCTGGTTCAAGAGCCACTGGTCTTTTGAAAAGGCAAAAGCTTATTGTGCAAATCTTGTTAATGATACTAAGAAATATTTTATATGTGGACTCCCATATCAAATTTCAATCAAAGAAAGTTTGTTATCAAGAGAACAAGTTGAAGATGAAATGTCAGAAGCAGATTTTTCCGAAATGGCTTGGGATATGGAAATGGGCTGCCTCTGGTATGGTGATAAAGATGGAAGTTTGTTTTCATATGAAGACACTTCTAAAAATCGTGTTCTGAAGAAATGTGTATATCCTGAACATATATCAAGGTTAATTCCAGCAAAAGATATAAAAATACCAGAACTCAAACCAAATGAACAAAGAATCATATCTACGGACGTTGCCTTACTTGCTTCTAAAAAGCAAAATAACGATGCCGCTTCTATTTTTATCAATAGTGCAATTCCAACAAACAATCAAAAGTATATTGGGAATATGATTTATACAGAAAACCATGAAGGATTAAATACCGATGAATTGGCTCTAATTATTCGTAGATATTTTGATATGTATAAATGTACTTATATCGCTCTTGATGTTAAGGGTATTGGTCTTGGTGTTTATGATTGTTTAATCAAAGATATGTATGATCCTATAATTGGAAATACATATGGTGCTTTGAGTTGCTGTAATGACAAAGTATATGCAGATAGATGTAAGGTTCAAAATGCTCCAAAAGTAATCTGGGCAATACAAGCTACTGCTCAATTTAACAATGATATGTATCTGAGTTTAAGAGAAGGTTTTCGCCAGCATAAAATTAATTTGCTCATAAATGAATTTGAAGCAGAGGAAATTTTAAAAGATACTCGTGGATATAATTCTTTACAAGCAAGCGATAAAACATTATTGCAGTTACCATATATTCATACTACCCTACTTATCAACGAATTAATCAATCTTGAATACGAGGCAAAGGGGGTAAATATTAAAGTCTATGAAAAATCTGGTATGAGAAAAGACCGTGTATCAAGTGTTGGTTACAATTATTGGGTTCAGTGTCAATTAGAAACACGTTTGAAAAAACCTAATAACTCTCCAACCAACGTCTCCTCCCTCACTGCTCTCGCACGAAAACCAAAATTATATTCACATTAGAAAGGCGGTGATCAAACATCGAAGAAAATACAAATAACAACGGAGCAATAAAAGAACAGTTTCAAGAAGATAAAAAGAATATAGATAGTTTTCTGAATGGGAAATCACCGACTTTTTCGTTTACAGCACTTAAACGCTTATGCCTTAGTGAGCTTAGTTATAGAGGTGCTTTTGATAGATATGGCAGATTGTGTGGTTTTACCAGAGATCAAATTTTAAGAATGGCTCAGTACCCAGAACAATACGGTAAAGGCGTGGTACGACTTTCACAATATATGTACCTTAAAAGTGGGTATTATAAAAGACTTATAGATTACTTTACTGATATGGCAGTAATAAATTGGACTGTTGATTTAATTCTAAAGGACACAAAAATCAATGAAAAAACCATTCAGTCAAATTATTATAAATATGTAGACCAAGTTAATAAATTCAAATTGGAAAATCGTATATCTGACATCATGAAAAAACTTTTTATTGAAGATATATGTTTCGGATTTGTCACAGAGACAGAAACGGATATTTCTATATATTGGATTGACTCTAAGTATTGTGAAATAAAAAGTATTGTAAATGGAAATGTGTATCAATATGCAATTAATCGAAGTCTTTTGACTGATTCGTATTTTAATACTCTCCCGTTAGAATTACAAGAATTATTAGAAGAGTCGAAGAAAATATCTCCAAATAATATGGTTATGATTCCATATGAAAATTCCTTGTGTTTGAAATATAACAATGACTTTATTTATCCATATCCAGCTCTGTTTCAAATCATAATTTCTATACTTGACATTGATGACTATAAAGATTTGGCAAAAGCAAAAACTGAAGCTGACGCTTATAAATTAGTATGTCTCGAAATACCAACTAACGAAGATGGTCAGATGTCTATGGGTGATGAAATCATTACGCCATTCACTGAAATGACTAAGAATGTTGTACCTACATCTTGGGGCGTTGTTCCAACGCCAATGAAAATGCAGTTATTAGAGTCAAAATCTACAGCATCAGATTATTCTAATAAAGTTGCTGACGCCGTTGAGAATTTTTATACAGAGTGTGGCATTTCTAAAGCCCTTATATCTTCTGCTTCTTCTGGATCAGAGTTAAAATACTCTATTAAAGTTGATTCATCTGACATTTATAGAATTTATCGAATGTTAGAATCTTGGGTTGATTTACAGATGAAATTGCGTGGCCATGTTTATAAAACATATCAGTTTGAATACAGTATTCTTCCTACTACTGTTTTTGATATAAGTGATTACATAGATACACAACTAAAATTAGCACAAGTGTCAGCACCAGTAAAAGGGCGTATGCTAGCTGCCAACGGTATAAATACCGCCAAACTTTTAGGTAATTCTATTTTGGAAAATTCTATTCTGGGTGATGTTTTTGATAAATGGAAACCGCTGAATACATCATATACACAAAGCGGTAATAATTCTGATATTACAGATAAAGGTGGCAGACCACAAAAGAGTGAAGATGATTTATCTGATAGTGGTACTCAGACTAGAGAAGATGATGAAAACAATAAAGCAAATAGAGATGTTTAGGTAGGTGATTGAACATATGGGTGAAGTATTGATTTTAGACCAAGTAAAAGCAGATACTCTTCTATCACTTGGTTTTAAATATACAAAAAGAAACATTGATAATAAAGAAGTATTCGTATTTATACAGACGAATGAACTCATGAAGGAACTGAACTCAAAGTTTGAGCAAGGTTCTTTTTTATTGAATTCTAACGTTTGTTTTTGATTTTTTATAGGAAGGAGGAAATCAATAATTGAAGTTTAATAAAAATCAGACATTGGGATTTACTTCAAAGTTATCTGATTTTGAAATTATCAATCAGGAATTTATTAGATGTAAATGTTATATGCTTGCCACTGGTGATAATGTGAATGGTTCTGATATTACATTAGAAGCAGTCCAAAAAGCTATGGCAAGAGGTGAATTTTATAATAAACCTGTTGTTGCACATTTGTATCGTGATCCAGAAGACAATAATAAATGGAGAGTTGGCGGACATGATTCTAAATGGATTATTACAAATACCTCATTTGACATTGTAAATGAATGCATTCCCTTCGGGGTAATCCCAGAGTCATCTAACTTACAATTAGAGGAAGTACTCGAAGCTGATGGAGAAACCGTGAATACATATCTAACGTGTCAGATTATCTTGTGGGTCGGCAGGTATAATATCATGGACGCAGCTTATAGTGATGATATTTACTTTAACCAGAGCTGTGAATTATCAGTTAACGAATATCATTGGAAAAACAATGATGTACTTGCCATAGATGATTTTACATTTAGTGCATTATGTTTACTTAATAAATCAGATGACAAATCAAAGAATATCCGTCCTTGTTTTCCATCTTGTAGAGTCGAAAAAATGAAGGTATTTTCTATTGATACAGATAAATTCAAACAGAACTTTGAACTGATGTTAGAAAAATTAAAACAATATGAATCAGACGGTACAAGCACTTCTGCTACTACCGCTGTTCAAAATAATGCAACAAACAACAATCCACATATGGAAGGAGAAAATAAAATGGATTTAACTAAATTTACTACTCTTCTTTCAGATATTAAGTATGGTGATGGCTGTATTAAATATTCTCTTTTAGGTGCAGACGAAAATTCTATTTTTGTTGTTGATAGAGAAGATGGATACAGGGTTTATTCTGTTGGCTATGCCGAAGTAGATAACAATATTGTTATTAACTGGAACGAGAAAACAGAGGGTAATATTGCTTATGCTGAAAAACCTGAAAATGAAGAAAAATCTAATATGTCAGTATTTTATGATGAAATGAATGAAAAACTGACAGATAAGATTAAAGCAGAATACGAAGTAAAATTAGAGGAAAAAGTAAATGCTATTTCCGCTGACGCTGAATCAAGGTTATCTGAAATGAAAACAAATTATGAAGATTTGCAGAATTCATATACTGTTGCGAAAGAAAAACTTGATAAGTTTGAAGCAATTGAAGCTGAAAAAGCTAAAGAAGCACATATCAATGCTGTTAATGAAACTTTGGAGCGATTTGAAAAGAAAATCGGTAAGACTCCAGAGTTTATTTATTATAAGGCAAAAGTTGATTATGAAAAAGTTGATATTGAAGCAATGGAGAAGGAACTTACTCTCATGACTGGCGATCTTCTAATGAACCAGAAGGGTTCTTCTAAAACATTTTCTTATAACCCAACTTCAACGAATGTAAAAACTGTAACAAATAATGAAACTTCAAGTAGATACGGTAATTTACTTGATGGATATATGGATTAAGGAGGAATAAAAAATATGGCAAAACATGGTATTGCTGAGTCAACTAAATTATATGGTTGTATGAATGTTAGTTTTGTATCTACTGAAGATGTAGATAATGGTTCTATTGTTGCAAATGGTGGTCTGGCTACTGGTTATACAGATGTATATACTGCTTCTAAGCCAGCTAAGACAGACAAGGTTTATATCGTAATCAATTCTGTATATGGTTATGATGAGAGACTTGCTGAAGAAAAGAATGAAGATAATTATACGAATGAAGCAGGTCATATTTTCAGGACTTATGAACTGAAAGCTGATAGAAAGTTTAAGGTTTCCAGTGACATGATTAAACCTATTGACGAGTCTACTCCTGTGGCAGTTGGTCAGTATGTTATTGCCGATGATACATATAAGATGGCTGCTGTTGCAACTGAACCAACTGATGCAAGGTTTGTAGGTATTGTAGAAACTGTAGAAGAAACTGGTTTCCCTTATTTTGGAAGTTCTAAGGGTGTACAGACTTCTGATGGCATGGGGTATGCACTTGATACCAGAATTGTAAAAGTAAAAATTCGTGTAATTAAAAATGACTAATTGAAATTAGTATTTAAAATATGAATAAAGATTTATCATATGTAAGCACTCTTATGAAAGATGCTTGTACAAATAGAGTTGCAATGTTTTCCAACGAAAAAGCCGCTGCTCATGCAGATGAAGCTATTAGAAAGGCGCATATGGATCTGTTGGGTGGGGAACTTACTTATCAGTCTTGGAGAAATAACAAGAATCAAATTTTCACTATCTGGGAAGATTTCTTATCTCCTACACTTCCTGAAGCATGGAAAACTTCACCATTTTATAAGAAGATGTGCGAAGTAAAAAATGGTGCTATTGGAGAGAAAAACGCATTTGCAGTTAGAGATAAATCATATCTTGCTGCAGCAAAATTTTCTGGCGGTACTTGGGATGTTGAATATCAGAAAATTGGGCGCGCTAAAGATATTGCAATTGATACCGAATGGTCTTATGTAGCATGTTATGAGGAATTAGATAGATTTCTTAAAGGATATACTACAATTGTTGAAATGTTAAATGAAGTACGTGAAGGGTTTGCAGTTGATATGGATAACCGTATTGCTACAGTATTCAATGGTTTGGGTGCTTATCTCCCTTCTAAATTTGTACAGCAGGGAACTTATGATAAGGATACTCTAATTGATATGATTAGACGAGTTCGTACTGCTAACAGAAAGAATACTATCGTTGCTGGTTCTCAGAGAGCAGTTAATAAAATTGCCGAAGGCACTAATGCAAACTGGATTTCTAATGCCGCAAAAGATGAATTGGCTACTAGCGGAGTAGTTGTAAAGAACACCGGAATTGGATGTGATGCAATTATTATTCCAGATTCTTTTGTTCCTTTTACGTATGAATTTGCTGGTGCCGATGATACACTTTATGTATTGCCTGATGAACAGATTATTAAAATCTTTTACGAAGGTGATGTACGTTCTAAAGAAGCTCATGAGGATGAAGAGCATGATCAGACAATTAGAATTCAATTCCAGCACAAAGTTGGCGTTGAGCTTATAACTTCTGATTTGTTCGGAAAATATACAATTGCCTAAATATATATTTTTTGAAGTGGTGGTTCAATGCTACCACTTCTTTTATTAAGGAAATCAAATATGGGAAATGGTAAATATTTTTATTGTTATTCCTATAAATTAATGCATTTCTTGAAATCTTGTGGATTTTGGTATCTATCAAAAGGGTTTAATAGAAAAAGTAATTCTACTT